TAGAACCACTGGCTCGGTCTATAATTATTTTGGAGATATTGGCATAGACGGAGTTGATATTACAGTCCTGCCAGAGATTCTTATCGCTCTCGGCATAGCGCCTCCAGAGCCTGGACAGGCAGCAGCACATGGAAGCGATAGAGTTTATATGCGCAACGATATTGCTGGCGTTTATGCAGAGACTCTGGCGCGTCGTGGTGGCAACTGGATCTACACGTCCGCCGCCGGGGTTTTCTCCCTGCGCATGAGCGAATATCGCTCGAACTCGTATCACTACGTTGGTGCCCGCCCCGCTTTTGTTGAGGCTCTGTAATCTGTAATCTGAATAACAAAGAGGCTGAGCCTGTTGAAGATGAAGAGATGTTAATATAGTTGAATTGGAGGTGTGGAAGATGGAGCAAGGCGGAACGTTTGCGGATTTTTTGAGTAAATTCATGAGTGAGGGAGCGGCTGAGCTTATTTCGTGGATAGTCGGTCTTCTGGTTGTAGGTGGGTCCATTTACGTGATTGTCCAGAAGCGGAAGACGGGGAGATTCCCTTGGGAGAAAAAAGAGAAAAAGTAAGTACCACGCAGGATGTCGAGACCCCGGAACAGATGCAGGCGTTCCAAGTGTATTATGCGATGGGTTCAGATCGCGGATATCGGGGCCTCGCTAAAAAGATAGGGGTTCATGCAAACACAATCGCCAGATGGGCGAAGAAATTCAATTGGCAGGAGCGCGTCAAGCAAACCGATGCTCTTGTAACGGAAGATGTTGTCCAGCAGACGGCCAGAGCCACAATCCAGGCCAAGGAACAATCCAAGATGATAAATCAACTCCTCAAGGACCGCTTCCACGATGAAGTACGTGAAGGTAAGATTAAGATAAGGCATATCAAAGACTACATCGACCTTGACAAGCATGACCTTCTGGTGCGTGGTGAGGCTACGGAACGGCATGAGTCGGTGAACGTAGAGATCAAAGGCTACGTCAAAGACATGCTTGAGATCATGGGCAAACGGGTTGCGGCTTTGCCTGAGAGGGAAATCATCGAGGTCAAGGCTTCTATAATGGAAGGCGAGGATGATGGGGACGGAGACCAAGACACTGAAGAAGCCCAAGACGCTGAAGGCGAATGATTACGGGGTAATACTTCAGCCTACCAGGGCAAAAGCTCATATCTACTATCAGATGGTCCTTCAGGAAGCCACAGAGCGTAGCGAGGATACACTTTATGGCGTAATGCGGTCTCTGTGTCTGGGAGATTTGTTTTTCCTGCTCATTTACGTCCTGAAATGCCATTTTGCTGATATAGATTGGGTCTTTGAAAGGTGTCGGGAATTTCAGGCAGACCCGGACGGCTACGTTGACCTGTGGAGCCGTGAGCATTTCAAGTCCACCGTCATCACATTCGCAGGGACTATTCAGGAAATCCTGCGCAATCCGGAAATCACAATAGCCATTTTCTCTGTTACCCGTCCACTGGCAAAACAATTCCTTCTCCAGATCAAACGAGAATTCGAACGCAACAGTCTTTTGAAACTCCTGTTTCCAGACGTTCTTTGGGAAAACCCCGACAAGGATGCTCCTAAATGGAGCGAAGACGGAGGCTTGATAGTCAAGCGTTCCGGGAACCCTAAAGAGGCTACGTTGGAAGCATGGGGGCTTGCGGACGATTCACAGCCTACGTCGAAGCACTATGACATGAAGGTCTACGACGACGTTGTTACGGAGAAGTCCGTAACCAACCCGGAGATGATTGAGGGAGCCACTAACGGCGTTCGCTTGTCGATGAACCTTGGCAAGACAGATCCGGTTACCGGGGAGAATATAACGAAGGACAGGTTTGTCGGCACGAGATGGGATATGAACGACTCATATGCGGCGATAATTGAAAGCGGAATAGCAATCGAGCGCAGAAGGCCCGGGGCCTATGAGGATGAGGAAGGACGCGTGAGGTCATGCGGTTTCTGGTCCGACAAGACCGTCGAGGAGAAGCGAAGGCAATTCGGTGAATACATCTTCGCCTGCCAGATTCTTCTGGACCCCAAGGCCGCCTCGAAGCAGAAATTCAAGGAAGAATGGCTCAAATTCTGGGATGCCGGGAATATCAGCAACCTGAACCTGTATCTCATCATCGATCCTGCCGGGAGCAAGAAGCAAAAGGATGCAGACTTTACAGTGTTCAATTTGTTCGGTGTGGACGCTCTCGGGAACAGGATGATCGTAAAGCTTATCAGGGACAAGCTGAACCTCGTAGAGCGGACGGAGAAGCTGTTCAGCCTCGTCAGGGAGTTTCCGAACATCAGACAGGTTGGCTATGAGCAGATTGGCATGCAGTCAGATATCGAGCATATCGAATATCGGATGAAGCAGGAGAATTTCAGATTCAGTATAATCCCGCTTGGAGCGAAGGGCCGTCAGCGCAAGCAGGGCGACAAGACGATAGGCGGGAAGGTGAGCAAGGAAGATGCCATCGCGTCGTTGGTGGCTCCTTTCTCGGATGGAAGGATATGGCTTCCCTATAACTGTTTCTATACGGACTACACCGGCAATACCAGAGATATGGTGCGTGTCTTCATAAACGAGGAATATCTCATATGGTATCCGGGAGCGCAATGCCATGACGACATGCTTGATACAATGCATATGATGTTTCATAATGATTTGAATATAAGGCTCCCGTCGTTCATGGACAGGAAGAAGAAAACGAAAGTGCGCAAGGCGATACAAGGCCCGGTGTATTCCCACCGGGAAAGCCGTTTGTAGAGGGGGAAATTATTATGAGTGGAGTTGTAGAGGCTTTTCAGTGGCTTCCTGAACTTTTGGGTCTTGAAGGAGCAGCGGCTACAGGAGTAGCGACTTTAGCAGCCGCTGGAGCGGCATCCGAAGCATCCAAAATGATGAAGCCAAGTACTCCGAACATGCCTGATGTTTCACCGCCTGAAATGAGAATGATGGATGAGGAAACGTCCGAAAGACTTCGGAGAAAGGCAAGTGCGTCGACAAGGACGGTCTACACATCTCCGATCGGTATTCTGGGTTCCGCTCCAACAAGTAAAAAGAGACTCCTTGGCGGGTGATAGGTGATGCCTGAAAAAAGCGGCCTGACGTTCCAGGACATGAAAATGCGGCTCGACGATATGAAAGGGGCGCGCTCCAACTGGGAAGCCTTGTGGCGCGACGTCTCGACGTACATTCTGCCGCGCAGGCTCAAGAAGGACGAGCGGACTTCAGGCGAGAACCTGCGGGCTGGCATGTACGACTCAACCGCCGAACGAGCGAATAACCGGCTTGGCTCTGTTATCCAGTCTATGTTGACCAATCCGGAGACGAAATGGTTTGGCGTGAAGCTCAACAATCCAAACCTGATGAAACAGGAAATCGTTCTCAGATGGCTTGAAGAACTTCGCGACAGGGTTATTGAAATCATGAACGATTCCAACTTCTCTCAGGCCGCTGATGAGTTGTATCTGGACATGGGTGGTATCGGCACAGGGATCATGCTGATAGAAAGCGGGAAATCGAAGATACTCAACTTCCAGACCCTGCCTATTTACGAATGCTATCTCGCTGAAAACGACGAGGGTATCATCGACACGTTGTACCGGGAATACGAGATGACCGTAGCGCAATGCGTTCAGCAGTTTGAATGGGATGAGCTTCCAAAGCGCGTCCAGGAGAAATTCAACAAGAGGAAGTACGACGACAAGGTCAAAATCGTTCATGCCATTGAACCCCGCAAGGGGTTTATCAAAAATCCCAGAAGTGCGAAGGAATTCCCATGGGCTTCCGTCTATTTCTCCGTTGAAGACAAGCAGGTCATGCACGAGGGTGGGTACAAGTCCTTCCCGGCCGTGTGCCCGAGATGGCGCAAGGCCTCGGGTGAAGTGTATGGAAGAGGCCCGGGCATCGAATGCATCTCCGATATCAAGACACTCAACGAGATGGTCTACACGAACCTCATGGCTTGTCATCGTGCCGTTGATCCGCCTCTGGATCATGAAGAGGATGCTTACGAGACGCCACTTGACCTTTCGCCCGGCGCGATAAACATCAGGAGCAAGAATGCTAACAAGGCTGAGGCTTTGTATCTTGTCAATGGACTTCCGGTTTCGCTCGAATTGCAACAGATGTACCAGAGCAACATCAACGACTCCTTCTTTTACCAGCAGCTTTCCCTTATCGACAATGACAGAATGACGGCAACAGAGGTTATCCAGAGGACTGAAGAGAACATGAGGATTCTCGGCCCGACATTCGGCCGGTTCCAGAGCGAGTTTCTCGAACCACTCATACGGAGGGTGCTTTCTATATTGAGCGATGCGGATATGCTTCCGGAG